TCAGCAGTTCAAGTCGGCCGACGACGGTATACGGGCGATGGCTCACCAGTTGAAGCTGTATCAGGACCGGGACCATATCAACACTATCCGCGGCATCGAGGGCCGGTACTCGCCGCCCAACGAGAACGATACCCATTACCTGATCAGGCAGCTGTCAGCCCGGACCGGTTACAGCCCTGACCAACCCCTCAACCTCAACGACGCCCAAACGCTGGCCGCTATCATCTCGGGCATCACGAAGCAAGAGGGATCGGGTAACAAGTATAGCAAAGAGGTTGTCATCCGTATCCTCAACAACACCGGCGGCAACGCCATCGTCAGCACAGCACAACTGGCGCACTGATGGGCACCTCTTCGCAATTCCAACTCAGCTACCAAATCTCGCCGATCATTCTGACGAATGGTATTGCCGAGAGAATTCCCGGCGGCATGCTGCCCATCATCTCGATACTCGAGTCCCGCAACTTCAACGAGGGACTGCTGAGCGGCGGCGGCAACATCAAGCCCGACGACTTCTTTGCTCAATTCGTGCCGATGCCGGGCTCGACCCTCAGCGACCAGGATGTAGCAACGTACACGTTTGCTAATCGCGCAGTCGCGGCTAACGCAGTAATCGCGAACCCGTTGAAGATATCGTTGCGCATGATATGTCCTGCCCGCGAGAAGGGCGGGTACGCGCTGAAGCACTCGACCATGCTCAATCTCAAGGACCAGCTCGATCAGCACAACATATCGGGCGGCACCTATACGGTGGCGACTCCTTCCTACATCTGGGCCGACTGTCTGTTGCTGGGCGTGAGGGACTTGGGTTCTGACACGAAGCAGGCGCAGATCGAATGGCAATGGGATTTCCTTCAGCCGCTGCTGACCGAGAAGCAGGCCGCAATATCGCTGAATAATCTGATGAACCTGCTGACCAAGGCCACTCGGATCAACGGTACTCCGGCATGGTCGGGCCTCGAGCCTACCGTCGGCTTCACCCCGTCGCTTGCGGGCTCCTCTGTGGTTCCCGCCGCTCAGCCGTCGCCTGCCTCTAATACGTCCTCGGCCGCAGGTGGCGGGTTACGGGGCTCCCTGCCATGACCGTCATCCCTTTTCTGCCGACTACATCTGGGCCGTTCGAGTTCCAGGCGACGTTAGACGGCAGTCAGTATAGCGGTCTGGTCGCCTGGGGCCTGGTAGGCAGGCGCTACTACCTCAACCTGTTCTCGCTTGCCGGTGATCGACTATTCACACTGCCGCTGATCGGGTCGCCCGATGCTGTCGCCCTCGAGACAGTGACGTGGAGCCAGGGCATCGTGACAGTGACGACAACAACGCCTCACGCCTACCTGCTCGGTGCTACAGTCGACCTCACGGTGTCCGGCATGTCGCCTGACGGCTACAATGGCGACGTAAGAGCGTTCATTACGGGACGCAGCGAATTCCAATACCCGTTAGCTGGTGATCCGGGTGACGCTGCGCAGCTGGGCGCCTCGGTCTACAATATCAACATCGCTGCCGGGTACTTCACGACGTCTAAACTCATATTCCGAGAGTCGAGCCAGCAGTTCGAGATTGTTCCGTGAGGTACTACTCCATCGTCATTACGAACCCGACGACTGGCCGAGTATTGATCCCGGCCTCGCTCGAGCAACTCGGCCTGAAGAACGAAACTTACACGAGTTTCGTCAACGGCAAGACTTTGCCCGGCGCCCTCAACGTCGAACTGGACATCTTACTGGCCCCGTTCGGGGCACCTGTGGGGGGTTCTTTCGTTCGCGTATGGGGCATCGGCCTTCGAGAAATCGTGCAATCGAACGACTTGAAGGGCTTTTTGATCGGCGTCTATGGCGGTATGCAGCGGGGCCTGCCGCTCGCTAATCCGAACCAGGCCGGCCTGCTGACTCAGGGCTTCATCTTCCAGGCGTTTGGCAACTGGGTCGGCCTCGACCAAACGCTAGACCTGATTATCCTGCCTGGCACAGGTACGGCCGACAAGCCCAAGAACATCATCCAGAATTGGAAGAAGGGCACCAAATTCAAGGACGCTATTCAGCAGACCCTGTCAACGGCGTTCCCGACTTTCAAATCGGACATCAAGATCAGCGATGACCTTGTGCTTGCCGAGGATGACATCGGGTACTACCAGACGGTTGAGCAGTACGCCCAGTACGTCAAGCAGATGAGTTTCAACATCATCGGCGGCGACTACAATGGGGTCGACATACGTCTAACGAAGAACACCTTCTTCGTGTACGATGCGACGGTCGAGCAGAAGCCCCTCGAGATTGAGTTCAAGGACCTCATTGGCCAGCCCACCTGGATAGACGCGCCCATTATGCAAGTCAAGACAGTGATGCGCGCTGACATCTCCGTAGGCGACTTCATCAAATTGCCACAGGGGCTCGCAACGACAACGGCCGCTGCTCAGTCGTCGCTGCTCGACTTGAAGACATCATTCCAAGGCGTGTTCCTCGTGAACCAGGTTCGCCATGTCGGCAATTTCCGTCAACCAGACGCGGCGAGCTGGGTCACGGTGATTGACGCGTCACCTACGAAGCTGAGTTAAAGCCGTGGCTGATAACGCACAGAAGACCCCGCTCGCTCGTTCCCTCAATCTGTTCGCCGAGAACAAGATCAGAGACGCTATTCAACTGCTGGGCAAGGCCCTGCCAGCTTCCGTTGTCGCAGTCAGCGGCTCCATAGTCACCGTGAAGTTCGAGGTCAACGCGGCGCCTTTCACCCTGCCCCGGGTGACGATCCCCCTCTTCGGCCCCGAGTACATACGCTACCCGATCCAGGTCGGCGATAAGGGCATGGTGATACCCGCCGACGCTCGACTAGGAGGCATCAGCGGGTTAGGCAAGGGCATTGCGAGCCTGGCGCTACCCGCTAACCTGTCGTCGCTTATCTTCATGCCCATCGCCAACGCGAACTGGGACGCGAGCGAGGACCCGAACAAGATCGTACTCTACGGGCCCAATGGCGCAGTGCTGAGGAGCAAGTCCGGGTCGGCCAGCGTGACAGTGACGGATAGCGAGGTTCAAATCGTCGGCGTGCTAAAGATCAACGGTGACACCTACCTCGCCCACAAGCACAGCGGGGTGCAGGCCGGCGGCGGTACTTCAGGCGGAGTCGTTCCATGAGGATTTACGGTCGATACACCGATGAACTCGGCAACAAGAAGTGGACCGTTGTCGAAACGGCACCCGACGGGTCGAACGATATGGTGTACCTGGTGAACCTTATCCAGGTGCTTCTGCTGAACCTCGGCGAGTCGCCGTTCTACTCGGCCTACGGTATCCCGGCGAAGCCCTCTGTGGTCCAGCAGATTTTCCCTGACTTCTACGTCGCCCGGACGCAGCAGCAGTTCGCCCCGTTGTTCGCGAGCTTGATCGTCACCAAGCAGCCGTCGCGTACTCCGACGTACAACATTAGCGCAACGACTCACCAGGGCGTCAAGATAACCACTGATATCCCCTTGCGTGAACTCTCACAGAGGCCCGGATACTAATGACGACACTACCGACCGTAGTAACGAAAGCGGGATTGGTTCCTGTCCCGCCCGCAGTGTTCCTCGCCCAGCTCCTTGCTCTCGTCGCTGCCGTCAGGCCCGGTTACACTGCCCTGCCGGGGTCGCTGATCGAAGACATATCGAGCACCGATGTCGCTGCGATAGTGATGATGGACTCCTTCCGCGTCGAGGTCATCAACTCCCTCACCCCGTTCGGCGCCAACGAGTTCCTGCTCAATCAACTGGGTCAGGTGTACGGGGTCGAGCCCGGCGGCGCGTCAAACACCTCGGTGTTCTGCGTATTCGCCGGCACCCCGGGCTTTGTCGTGTCCCAGGGGTTCACTGTCACTGACGGAGGTCATCAGTACACGGTCCAGGACGGCGGGATCGTCGGTTCGGGCGGTAGCACCCCGCCCTTGTTCTGTTTGGCGAGCCTGGCCGGCTCCTGGGCTGTCCCAGCGAACAGTGTAACGACGCTGGTCACCTCAGTGCCCTCGACAATCACCCTGACTGTGACGAACCCCGAAACGGGCATCCCCGGCGCCTCTGCTGAGAGCGTTGAGACGTACCGCTCGCGCGTGCTGCAAGCGGGCCTCGCCGCAAGTCAGGGTATGGCTCGGTACCTCAAGACTCTGTTGCAGAACGTCAGCGGGGTGCAGGCTCGCCTTGTGTCCGTAATACAGCAACCTGGCGGCGGGGGGACGATCATCTGCGGGGGCGGCGACCCTAACGAAGTCGCCTACGCCATCTATACGGCGCTATTCGACATCTCAACGCTAGTCGGCTCCGAGCTTCAAGTCACCGGCATCACTCGGGCAAATCCCGGAGTCGTGTCAGTCAACCTCGATCATGGGTACACCACAGGTCAGGTCGTCAACATCGCCGAAGTCGACCCAATCGCTTATAACGGGTCATTCACGGCTACGGTGATCGATAACAGGACGTTTAGCATCGGAGTGAACACCTCGGCTTATGCCCCTTACAATGCAGGCGGCATCGTCACTCCTAACTCCCGCAATATCGTCGCTTCGGTGTTCGACTATCCCGACACGTACCTGGTGCCCTACGTTAGCCCGCCGCAGCAGGACGTGGCGATTGTCGCGACCTGGAACACGACGGCCACGAACTTCATCTCCCCTGTGGCAATCGCCGAAGCTGCGGGGCAGGCGTTGGTCGACTACGTGAATTCCCTCGCCGTCGGGCTCGCTCTCAACGTATTCGAGATGCAGAGCATATTCCAAGACGCGGTCGCTGACATCCTGCCGCCTCAGCTGCTGACGCGTCTGGTGTTCTCGGTGTCCATCAATGGTATCGGCGTCCTGCCGATATCGGGGACAGGCATTATCGAGGGCGACCCGCAGTCCTTCTTCCTCGCCGACCTTGCGTCTGTAACGATTATTCAGGGGTAAAAATATGGAGTCTGTTGCTAGTCAGGCTGTAGCGGGGTCGATGACCCCGATAGTCGGCGGAACGCCGAGACAGTGGGCAGTGGTTACAACTAAGCAGATTGTGGAGGCCGGAGCTGGCGCATCGCCGCAGGCCTTCGCTCTGATCGCTCTTATCCGCCAAAAGATCGCCGGCGCTTTAATGCTGACGTTCCTCAGTGTTCGCCTCGACCCAACTCCCGAGCGAATTCTATCAGCAGCCGAGGCCGCTACGAATGACATTCTGACGATAGTCGCCAGCACCCCGTGGTCGACGAATTTCTCAGAGCCCACTATCCGACAGGCTATCCAGGACAGGATTGCGCAGAACCTCACCAGCGCGAGTGCCGCACCATGAGCGGGTTTACCACAGCATTCCCGACATCGCTTAAGAGTGAACTAGCGCAGGCTCTGCACAATTTCATAACCACTACGGGGGACGTGTTCAAGTGTGCGCTGGGGGTTGCTATCCCGGTCGGGACCTACAACGCTGACACAACGAACTACTCGGAGCTGGTCGCGAACGGCGACGAAGTACCGAATGGGTCAGGGTACTCCACGGGCGGCTTCGCCTTTACGGCAGGCCAGAACATCACCCCTCAATCTGCAGGAGGTCGAGGCTATTGGTCCTGGAGCGCGAACCCTCAGTGGCTCGCTGCTACGCTGTCGACCTCGGGCTGCATGATCTACAATTCAAGCAAGAGCAATCGGGTGGTGTATGTCGGCGGGTTTGCAGGCGTGCAATCACCCGTGGCTCAGACCCTTAACCTGGTGATGCCCGTCAATGCGCCGACCACAGCAATCCTGAGACTGACATGACCCTCTATATCGAGCTAATACCGGGGACCGGCGGTCACCTCAGTTCCGACTCGGTCGTTCCGGACCGCGCGGGGGGCCGCATAGTCGCGTTTCAGTATGCCCCTAATCCGACGTATCTGGGGCTGTTCAACTACACGACCGGGGCGAGGCTATCGGAGACGAACTTCGCCGCCATCGGCGTGGTGTCTGGCACCGATACCGTGGCGGACCGGAGCTTCTGCGTCGGGGCCGACGGGTTCCTTTACGTCATCTCGTCTACATACGCGAACGACCAGGGCGACGCGCACGTCTCGAAGATCAATCTCGGGACTTTGCTGGAGGTCGCCGCCGTCCGTCCGACGCTCCTGTCGAACACCGGCAACTACTCCTCGACCTTCGACTTTTACCTCGTCCCGTTCCAATCCGCCGGCGTCCAATACCTGGCCCTCGTCCAGGAGAACTCGTCGGCCACTAATGTAGAGATCATCGACGCTTCGACGATGACCTCCGTGGCGGCCGGCATCTACCCCAATTCCGGCGACCGGATCATCCCTTGCCCCGGCGGCGCCAATGCCGGCGAGGTCTACGTCCTGACGACGAACTGGGGGTCGCCGACCAACTGCCATCTCGACAAAGTTGTCTACACGGTCGGCGGCGGCTTGGTTATGACCACGGTTGCGACCATCGCCCCAACGGACTTCGTCGCTGCCTGGACTGACATCAACAACACCGGCAGCATGGTGTACGATCCCGGCGACGGCACGCTTTGCACTTGGGCCGAGGGCGACGACGGCGGGTACATGTTCAAGCTCAACAAGGCGACCGGGGCGGTCGTCTGGCGGGCCTTCGACAAGACCACGACCGATTACTTCTCCGGGACCAACCTGCAGGGCTCGCTGATCAGCGGCAGCCTGGCCAACTTGGAGGTTCTGAATACCGTCACGCTGACGGACCTGACGGACGGCTCCAGCAGTTCGCAAGTATTCAATCAGCACGCGACGTGGGATTATACCTGCCAAGTCTGGAACGGGGATAACCGAACCGTCATCGTCGCCGACAGCGGCAGTCTCAGCGGAAGCGGTCAATGGGGCATCCTCAATTATGACGCCATTCAGGCCGCGCCGAGGCTGGTTATCGCTCAGGGAGGTCTTGACGCCCACGGCTTTGTGGACCCTCAGAGCATCGGGACCATATTCGTCCTCAGCTCGAACATCGACGATACCGATTGGTGGCTGAGGAAGAAGTCTACGGTGGACGACTCTGTCGCTCAGACCGGCCCCGTCCTCTCGGCCGCCATCCTCTCGGCGACCGGCTTCTCCGATATGGCGTTCCGGTTCGAGGGGAACATCGGGGGGGCGTGGACCGACGATAACTTCGTCTACATGCCGGTATATAGCAACCCAACTACGAACATCTACCACACCAGCCTGGTTCAGCTCAGCCGCACAACCCTCGCTGTCCTCCAAGCCTTTCCGGGGGTCGATTACAACACTAGCGGCACAGACGAGTTGGAGTTCGGAACATATCTCACTGTTTCGATGGATGGGACTTGGGCTGCGCGTTTTGGGGACAATACAGTCAACCCGCTCGCTCCTCCGGCGAGCACTACGTTCATAGCATCCTTTGTAGAGCTGTGGAACACCACTAACGGGGATCACAGCTATATTGACCTGACCGGCCTGGGGATCAACGGCTTAGTCGTCAATGGCGTGTTCGATGCGGCCGGTCACCTCTGGGCGGTCGAGCAGCCGCGCGACCCGACCGGCATCACCGGCCAGCACAAATACGCCCAGTCGATACTGCACAAGCTGTCGGTCTCGGGTTCTCCGACGCCGGCTTTAACCATCCTCTCGTCCACGACTATCCCCGACAATTACTACCCGCTCGGTACGAACCCTGATTTCGATGCTTTCTTCTATTATCCATTCATCAACTATCACCAGCCCAGTGACACCCTCTTCCTTTGGGCGACAGATAACGCATCGGAGGTGGTCCATCAGGGTTGGTTCAGAGCCTATCACATAGGCTCGGCGACCCTCGATGCGGTTCAAGACTGGCCGCACTCCAGCGCGTGGGGGCAGCCGCTCTGCAATATCGGGTGGACAACGCAAAGCAAGTTCACGACCTTCGACAACAGCGTCACGCCGTCCATCTACATTTATGATACGGCCGATTTCTCCAGTGTGGGCTACGACATCGAGACGACCTGGACGAATTGCGGCCTGATCAACTCTAACCAGAACCAACTCTTTTTCAATGAAGACGCCGGGGCTGTCCTGTGGTTCGGTGATACCTATGATAGAGACGCGGCCTTTGCCGCGACCGAACCGGTGTTCACGCTCCTCTCCTCCTCTCTGGACGTGAACCTCGTTGGCGTCGAAGCCCACGGAGAGGTCGCCGAATTAGGCATTACTTCGCCTCTGCCGTCTGGTATGCTGCCGCAGGTCATTCCGTCGTTCCTGTATCAGGAGTACAACGATGACGACGACATGCAAGCCTTTGTGGCTGCGTACAACACCATCGCCCAGGAGTTTGCCGATTGGTTCAACGCGCTCCACTTGCCGATCTACACTCAGGACCCGATTAGCGGAGCGCTGCTCGACTGGGTAGCAGAGGGCCTGTACGGCATGAGGCGGCCTGCTCTCGGGTCAGGTAATCGGTCAGTGATCGGGCCCTTCAACACCTACGGCTTCAACGTTCTGCCGTACAACATGATCCGCAGGCTCGGGAGCCAGGCCGACTTCGTAACGACTGACGACTTCTTCCGACGCATCCTGACGTGGCATATCCAGAAGAGCTACGGCAAGGTGTTCAACATCCGTTGGCTCAAGCGCCGCATCATGCAATTCCTGCTCGGTGTTGATGGCGTGCCCTTCAATGTGGACAGCACCTACCAGATCAGTGTCACCTTCGGCATCGGCAACCAAGTCAACATCAACTTCCTCGCCGGGGTTCACTCGACCTTGGGGGGAGCACTGTTCAACCGAATGGGCTTCAACCAAAAAGCCTACAACGAACTGAACACCTCGTTCGTGCCCTTCACCCCGCTGATCAATATCCCGCAACTAAAGGCGGCGATCCAATCCGGCGCCCTCGAGCTTCCCTTCCAATTCACCTACGTAGTCAACGAACCCTAGGAGCCTCACAATGGCAGTCTTGTTTGCGAATGACGCTTTTTCAACCCTCGCTGGCTCCATCACCAACGTAGCCACCGCGGCTAACCTCGCTGCGGGCACCGGCGCTCTGTTCCCCTCGCCCACAGGCAGCGACTACTTCGTGATGACCCTCGGCGATCCCTCAACCGGGCCCTACGAGATTGCGCATGTCACCTCTCGAACGGGTGACGCGGTTACTCTAGTGCGAGCGCAAGAGGGCACTACGGCTGCCGCCTGGAGCGCTGGAGCGAACGCTTCGAACCTGCTGACCGCAGGTCAGATGACAACGATCCAGAACCAGAACAGCGCGAACCAGCAGCAGACGTCGAACTACGCGGTCGATACGGGGTCCGCCGACGCGTTGAGCATCATGCTGTCGCCCGATCCCCTTGCCCTGGCGAACCTCGTGGGCGCGCCTGTCAGGATCAAGAAGGCTGCATCAGACAACACCGGTGCAGCCACACTGGTCGTCAATGGGCTGCCTGCAACGCCCATCGTTCACGCCGACGGCACAAATCCGGGCGCCGCAGAACTACCCACGGGTGGCGTGTTCGAAGTCGTCTATGTCGCCTCCCTCGGCTTCGTCCTCCAGAGCATGACGCACGGCCCCGCGCTCGCCGCCGACATGGAGACCGGCACCAACGATGTCAAGCAGGTGACTGCGAAGTACTTGCCGTACCACAACTCTGCCATAAAGGCATGGGCGAATTTCCACTGGAGTGGTGCCGCTGTTGTCGTTACCGCCTCCTTCAACGTGGCCTCAATCGCGCGGATTGGGGTGGGCCACTACCAAGCGACGCTGTCCGGAGGTCTCAACTACACTCACGGTTACGCGGCTCCCACCGGCAACGGCCCGAACCCGGCGACGGCCGGCTCCATCGGCATGGGCAAAGGCTTCTCCGGCGTCGACCCCGTCGTGGATATCTACTTCGGCGATGCGGGCGGCTCCGGCGGTCAGGCGTCTGACCCCTCGGATGCAGGCGTCACCTTCTTCGGCCTGACGGCGAACTGATGACCAGGCTCTCCATAAACTTCACGCTCGAGGAATTGCTCGTGTCCCAGAAGGCGGCGCGCGAGGGCTTCACCGAGCAGTTCGAACCGCCCCCCGATATCGTGTCGAACCTAACCCGCCTGGCGGGTCACCTAGAGATCGTCAGGGCGATCCTGGGCAGCGTCCCGCTCATCGTCACGTCCGGGTACCGGTGTCAGCGGGTGAATGATGCCGTAGCCGGCTCCTCGCGCACCAGCGCCCACATGCTAGGGCTTGCTGCCGACTTCACAGCACCGAGGTTCGGCACGCCCATCGAGGTATGCCGACGCCTGGCGCAAACCCAGAAGCTCGAGTTCGATCAAGTCATCTACGAATACGAGTCCTGGTGTCACTTTGCTGTGGGTCCCGGTGATCGTCGCCAGCTGCTGTCGAAGTTCTCAGGCGACCCCCAATACCACCCCGGCATCATCGTGCGGCCATGAGGGTACTTGATTTCTTGAACTTGCTCGAGGACGACTTGACACGGCCCCGCCTGTCGCTCACGAAGATCGGGCTATGGGGCGCAACGCTAGTGAACCTCGCGAACGGGTTAGCTCAAGTCGGCGACCAAATTCGCGCATCACTTACAAGTACTGACAGTCACCCGGGCATTCCCCTGCTTGTTGCGACCACAGGTGCTCACATTGTCGCCGCGGTGAAAGCCGAGATGAAGCGAAGAACGGAGGCAAAGGCATGAACCCATTATTCCTCAACCCGTGGTTTATCATCGTCGCTGGGGGGCTGCTGCTGGCCTCAGCCGGCGGCGGATGGTACGAGGGCTCGTCAATCGCGACTCTGCGCGGCGAGCATCGCATCGAGGCCCTCCAGCAGCAGGCTCGACTCGTCGCTGACGCCGAGCAGGAGAAGGCGGGTGAGGCCTCGACTGCTTACGAGCTGGGTCACTCGACGGCCCGCGTCTTTTACAAGCACATAGTACAGGAGGTGGACAATGTTATTGAGGGTAGCACTACCGTTTATTCTCGTGAGTGCTTTGACGATGACGGCTTGCTCCTCGCCAATGCCGCTCTTGCCGGACCGGAAGCCCCTCCCGGCGAACCTGTTGGCGGAATGCCCCCGCCTAACGCCCCTTCAAGACGGTCAAGCGAAAACGGTATTACGCAAGCTGACGGAAGTCAGTGAGCTCTATTACGACTGCGCCGACAGGCACCACGGATTAGTAGGGGCTGTCTCGAAATGATCCTATCTGACCTCGCAGCCGCACTTTTCCCGACCCCTGAAACCGACGAGCCAGAACACGTCTTCAGATGGAGGCAGACTGTGGCTCTCTGCCTCGTTATATTAGGAGGTTTTCAGATGGTACAGACGTCCCTCATTTGGGGCTTGATCCCGTTTATTTTCTCCGGGTTCACCTCATCTGCCCAAAGTCAGACGCAGCAAGAACAGCTGCGAGATATACGCGTCGGCCAGATCGAGAGGAATATCCGAGATGCCGTCGAGCTGCGATGCTACGCCCAAATCCAGGGCAATATGCCTGCGCTGTCGTTTGCGACCGAGGCTATTCGGAAGTACCAGACGGACTACGTCAAGTTGACCAATCGTTATGCCCAGGAACCGTCCTGCGATGCGCTGATCGTCACTAAGAGGTGAGGGGAGGGGTGAGGGTCCGTCACCCCCCTTAACCTCAAGCCGCGGCCGAAGCGCCCTCGCTCTTGGCCTTCTTCTTGGGCGCCGATGCCTTTTTGGCCGGCGCCTTTTTCTTGGCCGGCGCGGTCTTCTTCGCCGGGCCCTTCGCGAGCTTCTCTGCCGTCACTTCCATCGCCCCTTTGGAGGGCCACGTGTAGCTGCGACCGGTCTTCTTGATGCCGGCGTTCCGCAGTTTCAGGCGCGCTGTTGAGGGCAGGACTCCGATCATTTTCGCGAAGTCCTCGATGCCGTACTTGTCTTCGACTTCTTTAGTCATGTAAGCTCCTTTTGAGTGAGGACAGTGTTCTGTCTGTCCGCGAGGATTTGTCACGTAATACGTTCAACTTGTCAGTGTCAACAGAGTCGTTAACAACGATAAGAATAATATCGACCGGCCGTTCTTGGTCCGGCAACTGGATACGCGCAACCATCTGGCTAAAATCAATCGAGCTGAAGTTGCAAGAAAACACGACTAGGTAACGCGCTCTGAACAAGTCGACACCAACCCCGCCTGTGCGTATCTGGCAAATCAAACGATCGATCTTGCCCGCCTGAAAGGCGCGTTGGATGCCCGGTCTCTGCTTCCGCGGCGTTTGACCCGACAGCACAGCAACCCTCCCCCCCACCTCATGCTTGATCGCTTCTACCTCGGCGGTATAGCGGCAGAAGATGACCGCAGGCGAGCCCCACCGATCTAGTATCGTGTGCAATCGACGCAGCTTCGCCCGCCCGACCTCATGCACTGACCCAACGTCGTCAATCAAGTACCCGCCGCAAATCTGCGCGAGCTTCTCGTTGAGTGTCATCTTCATCGGCGCAGTGATGCGCTTCTTGCCGACTCTGATGACTCGACGCTTGCGCAGCTGTTCGTACAACTCCCGCTGATCGCCGCGCAGCACAACGCGCTCTATATGGAATTTAGGCGCAGGCCCGGGCAAGTCCTCCCGCCACGAGTAGGGCTTTATCAAGTCGAGGAAGTCCGACAGCTTGTCCGCCCTGAACTTGCACCGTCGCTTCTCGATGCGGTAGCGCATCATCGCTCGCCTAAACCCGGGCGAGTTGATGCGATACTTCATTCTGCCAGACGAGTCCTTGGCATAGGGATCATGCTCGGGCTGCTCCATATATGTCGCGTCGAAGTCAGCCCACCATGTGCCGAGGACGTTCGGCGCTATGAACCGGAACTGCGCCCATACGTCGGAGGGTTGGTCCTCGATGGGCGTTCCGGAGAGCCCGATCTTCCTGCGAGCGTATGACAGCTTATCAGCCGCCCGGGATGAACGCGACCCCTTGTCTTTGAGCCTGTGGCACTCATCGATGACGACTAAATCCCAGTCGCGCCGCCTCAGCTGTTCGATCACTGCTACCATTTGCTCGAAGTGAAGCAACAGGATGCCCGACTTGAAACCGCGCAGCGCCTTCAGCAGGCCCTTGCGCTTGATCTTGTCGGGGAATGTCAGCAAGTCGTAGTCGGGCAGCTTCGAGTGTATCAGGTCAGCCCAAGTCGACTCTTTGTTGGTCAACGGCACAACGATCAGGGTGAGCGAGGGCCGGAGCTGCTCGATGACACCCAGCGCTATCCAGGTCTTCCCGAGTCGTTGACGGAAAAATAGAGCAACGGTCGATTGCTTGAGGCAGAACTTGACCGCCGATTTCTGCAGCGGTCTAAGCTGGGACCACAGGGTCACCGCCTCTTCACCAATACCTTGAGCAGCTCGGGGCCGACGGACGGTAACGTTTTCCGGCGAGGCTTCTTGTCGGCGAGCACCGACTGCACGAACTTGACCGCCTGCTTTGAGTTGACTACGACCTCGACGTTTCCGCCCTCGTCGCCGATGTCGCACAGCGTTTCTATCTGCACGTCGCTGAGCTTGCCCTTCTTCGCGCGCTTGACCTCAATGGAGAAGAACAAGCCATGCACGCACCCCAGCAGGTCACCCATGCCGGCACGCTGGAACTCGGAACCGTGTATCTTCATCCAGAACCCCCCTACCTGCTTCTCGAGGGCCTTGCGGATACGTCGCTGCAATCGCCCCTCGGGTTGCCTAGCCATTGCGCCAGGCCCTCGACCAATCGGCGCTCCGGCAGCGCGTAATTAACACCTTTTTTGGTGTATTAGGTCGAGCGTTTTTGACGGGGGCAGGGCAGGGCGCGCCCTCGCCTGTCATCGACCTACGAGCAACGGGCGTTTGCCGGTTGTGGGACCGCCCAGCCGGCGCCTTGTCGATCAAAACGAGCGGCTCGATCACTCGGCGAACGGTCGACAGGCTCAAGCCCAGGCGTTCGGATATTGTTCTCATCGACAACCCCTTGCCCTCGGCCCACAGGTCGAGGACACGGTCGCGGCGAGCCTGGGTGAGCTTGCGCATCGTTCAGTCGGGTTTCTTGATGCCGTTAGCCGCCTGCCACAGGCGCATCTGGTCGGCGCACTTCATCGCTTCGGTTACTTTGTCGGGTCGGTGCCCTACGTCAGCGGCCATCGAGGCCCACGCCGCTACGACTAGCGGGGCCAACTCGTCCTGCGCTCGCAGCACGAAGACGGGTTCATCGTCTGCCGCCTTGCCGAGACAGCCTTGCCCTGTGGCAGCCTTCTCGCGTTCGATCTTCGCTAGAGCCATTATCGTCACCCCTTCTCGACCGTTGGCTCACAGGTGATTGCTGAAGCCATAGACAGAACAGCAGTCATGTGGGCCATGTCGCGTTGATCTACGAAGATGCGTAGGTCGGTACCTGCGCAATACTCGCGCGACTGATTGGCGCGAAAACAGAATGACCATTTGTCTTGCGGGTCGGGGGTTGCTTCGATCCCGACTACCTCGCCGCAACAGACAAAGGTGTGAGCGTCACTCGATACGATCTGGGCAAGGGATCGGCAATCTGTACGACCTCGCGCGCATTGCTCCGGCGGGTGGAACCCGACTACCAGCGGCGTTTGTTTGGTCCAATCAGTCGGCATTGTCATCACTCTCCCGTCCCCCAGTCTTGAAGTTACGTCGCTTAGATCACTCATCCTGGAACGCCTCGCCGAACATCCAACGGATAGCCGACCAGGCCCACCTCGCGGCTTGCCACAGTGAGGCAACACCCAGCACCACATAGCTGGCGTAGTTGAGGGTCATGCCCGAGAAGTCAGGGGGCAAGAGCCGGGACAGGTGCGCTGCGATGAACAGCAGCATGGCAAGAAGTAAGCGATTGATGCGAGTAGTCATGCGATCCTCCGAACTGGTAGGGGCGGCAGCATCGCCACCGCCCCCGCCCCCGCCGGCGCCGTGTTACGACTCGAGCAGGTCTTCCCCTTCGAGCTTGTCGATCACCGCGTTCCGCATCTTGGTGAGCGACTTGAAGTCATCGAGGTCGACGTCCAATTCATGCTCTTTGACCAAGTCCTGGAGTTCGTCCTGGCTCATGTCGAGCACTTCGTCCTGGGCGATTTTCTTCGACTTCTTCTTGTCGCGTTTGCTGCCGCGATCCTTCTTGTCTTTGTCGTCGTCCTTGTCCCGGCCCTTCCGATCCTTCTTGTCCTTGTCTTCGTCTTTGTCGTCCCGGTCCTTCTTGCGCTCCTTTTTGCTTGACCGCTTCTCGAGCGCCGAGAAGTCAATGATCCGGGACTTGGGTTTGCCCTCGAAGGTCTCGGTGTCGGTAACGGCCGTCATCTGCTTGCCGATCATCTCGGCCAGGTCGATGTCCATCTCGTCATCGGGAACGTCCTCACCGAGCGCCTCGAGCAACTGCTTGAGGTTCCACAGCGACTGCTTGGTCAGGCTGGTGTTGTAGTACAGGACGCCGCCTTCGCAGTCACCCTCGAAGACCTTGAACTTCCAGGATATGTAGTCGCCCTTGTCGCCGCGCTCCTTCGATACCTCCGACACTTCTACTGAGTGTTCGCCTTCTTCGACTTTTACCCGGCTCTCGACGCCGGCGAAGTCGACTGAAATGGTATTGCTTCTCTTCCTATCGCGTGCCACGTTTATTCTTCTCCTTTGATTACAGACATGAGGTCCTCATACGTTGGGTCTATCAGGTAGCTCGGCAGGACCACACTCCGGGGCTTCCTAATTTTGGCAGTTCTAATTGCGTCGGGCCCGATCCACAGGCAGTATTGGATGCGCTCCTTGGTGCGCGTCTTGCCTGTGTCGTCCTTGGTCTTCGTTCTCTTCAGGCGGACATACGTCTGACCGATGACGCCCACCTGGGCATTGAGGACGTCTCGGATACTCGGCATGAGGCGGGGCCCGATTTCCGGCATGAGCAAGTCGTCGGCCACTTCGTCTTCATCGGGGATGTTGAACACCCGCTCATGGGCCATGAACACCACCTCGTAGTCGTCAAGCTCGCAGAAGTCGGTGATGAACCGCTTGAGCTTTGCACCCACGTTCTGGTAGGCCTTGCGACTGACGGCGCCCCAACTCGCAGTGTCCTTCTTGCCCGTCTCCTCGAACATCAGCAGCTCCTGGAACTGGCTGACCGTATCGAACCCAATACACTTGTAATCGAGGCGCCCGCGCTTCGCCTCCCAGTAGAGAGCCTCGACCTCATCACTGTGGCGTATCTTTGCCACGTCGATCTTGCGCACGTCGGCGATGCTGTCGGTACCGCGCTCCTTGAAGTCCAGCAGCAGCGAGGGCTTTGGGAACGTGCTGAACAGGGTCGTCTTGCCGGTGCCCGGCTTGCCGTAAATGCACCAGCTGCGGGGGTTGTCGATATCGCCCACGGGTACAATCTCGGGCAGCTTACCGCTTTTTCGGTCTTTTGTGCTCACTGACGTAGTACTCCTTCTTCTTCAGGAAATCGACGTCTCCGCCTTGCAGCTCTGCTCGGCATAGCGCCTCGTAGTCGCACCACTCGCAGTGACGGTCGATGGTCTTGGCCATCAGTTTCCCGTGGCTGTCGGCCATCTCGGAAGCTGTCTCTATCAGGTCCTTGAATATCCGGTCAACCGTTGCCTTCTTTGCCGAGGAAAAAATGCGTGCAAAGTAGGTCCGGCGATTGTCCTCGGCAGCCTTCACGATCTTCGGGTAGTCGCGGGCCTTGAGTTTGTTCTCCTGGAAGAAACGCTCGAGGCGCGTCGGCAGGGTGTTCACCCGTCGCAGCCCGAAGGTGCCGTTCTTGAGCAATCGGGGTACGCCGAGGGGTTGGTTCCGGATGTAGTTCCAGCACAGGCCATCGATTTGCGGCAGGCCCAACATCTCGGTCACCCTGACGTACACGTTGCTCTGCAAGTTGCGCCACCTGTGGTCGTCGTTGGGCATTTTGTTGAACGTCTTGTTCTCGACGAGCCAGGTCCTTTTGTCGGGCGTCTTCGCCATAGCATCGAGCTTGCCCTCTAGGACGATGCCGTTGACCAGGTCGACCTCGAACTCGTGCTCAGCGCTCTTGGCCTTGCGACGGATGAACTTCAGCGATTTGTCCTTCCAATCGACCTTGAAATAGTCGGCCATGATATCCTCGGCGTCCTGTATCATGTCCTCGTAGTCTTCTCGCTCTGACTTGAACATCTTCTCCGTGCTGTTGGCCAGCTCACCCAGTTTCTCCATTGGGTCGTCGCCGTTCGCGTCAGCCTCTAACAACTCGTGCGCGACACTGCCGAAACTGAGTGACCGCCCTTTCAGGCGCTTGCGCAGCTTCTCGATGTAGCGCAGGAAGTAGGCGTACTTGCACCGCCGGTAGGTGTTGCACTTCGATTGACTCACGTAGAACAGGGCCATGGGTTCCTCCTAGGCTGCTAATTTCGTGGGCATCCACTTCTTGCCTTTTCCCCAGGGGCCAATAGTGACTTCTGCCTCGATGGGGATTTTTAAGTCGACCTTTAACTTGTCGAGCAACTCAGGGTGCTGCATGATTTCCTTAGTTCGAGCCGCGACACGTTCTCGCCAGTCAGAACGAACATAGGCGAGGATCGAGTCATGTACGGTAGCGAAGGGCCGGTACACTGAAGGCGGGAACTCCTTGCGGAGCTGGATGATCGCCATAAGGTTCAGTTCGTTGGCGAACCCCTGCACCGGCGAGTTGATGGCCTGACGCTCGGCCTCCTTCTTCTGAGGCGTGTCCTCCTGGCTCATTGCATCGGGCAGGCGACGCTTGCGACCCGACAAGCACCGGACGTACCCATGCCGGCGCGCGAACCGTTTCTGGCGCTTGTGCCAGGCGGGCAAGTCGCAGTACAGGTCGAAGAAACCCGTCCTACTCTCCTCCGCCTGTTCATCCGTCAGGATGATGTCATACTTCTCCCGAGCGTACTGCTTGAATTTCTTCCACCACATACCGAACAGGTAGCCGAAGTTGATCGCCTTCGCCTTCTTGCGCAACTCCTTCCAAGCGTAATCGACGGCCACTGCCGCGTCAGCACCGTGCTCGCCCAGGATATCGATAGCCTCAGCGTAAGAGGTCACTCGCCGGTTCGCTAACTTCCAGGCCGTCTTGATTACCCGCTTGTGCTCGCCCTGCCCGCGACTCAACTCGTTGAGGGCGGTTATCCAGTGCGGGTCTTTGCCGGTGAGGAACGCCTCCGTCAGAGCTCTGTCGCCAGACAACTCGGCAGCGATGCGCAACTCGATCTGCGACAAGTCGGCCTCGACCAGGTCCCAGCCTTCGGGAGCAATGATCAGGCTTCGGATGAACGGGTCTCGAGGGATTTGCTGGAAATTTGGATGTTCGCAATTATGGACACAAACTTCGTTAGCAATGAAGTTGTGATGCTTGTCCACAGTAATGTCATACACTTCGTGAAGGCCGGGTAACAACTCAATCGAGAGTATCTGGTGATTGTTTTTAGGCTTGTACCCATACTCCCCGCCAAGTCTACTCTCTACGGTTTTTCGAGATACTCCTAGGCTCTCAGCGGCGAGCCTCGAATTATTGCCGCATGATTTATAGGCCTTTATCGCTGCTTCCCTTGATAGGAATTTCTGTGACCAAACCTTCCTCGACATGACCGCGGCCTTAACGATTTTGTCACCGAAGCGAGCATGAGCAAGGTACGCCCTTCTGCTTGCTTCTTGAGGCGTTTGGTGTGCCTTCATGTGCTCTGAACGAGATAGGCCTTCGAGATTAGTAGGTGAATTGTTTTTTACATTATCGTCTATGTGATGAACATCTTCTGGCAACCACCCATGCAACAGTTGAAACAGAATTCTGTGTTCATCTTGGCCCCGCTTAGGCCCTCCGAATACCTTTAGCTCGGGGTAGGCAGTCACCTGATCCGGTCGATCAAAACGGGCCAACGCCATCACGGAGTCGTTTACAGTGAGTTGATCTACCCTCTTGTATTTGCCTGTTGATAGCCTGACCTTATGGTCCCCTGTAGCAATTAAAACGCCTCGGCGTTGACCTGTGCCCCACTCAACTCGATATACCTGCCTAATGCCCGTCTTTCCCGACCACGACACTTTTCCTAGGGTAAGCTTCTGCTGTTTGTCATAGCAATAGACGAGGTCGCCGACGTTTACATCTTGAATTGGCCTCGTTCCCCCCGGTACCATAATCGGCGTGTCGCCCGATAAGCACGACAAGCGACCAGTTACGGTGCCGGTCAGTTTGAAAGACGGATGGATGCGGTCACCTACGATGTAGGGCTTCCAACCGTCAACGAAGAAGGACAGCTGCTGGTGAGCGCCGCGAAAGTCGAGCAAATCCTTGACCACAGGATGGTCGATCTGCTTGAGCACTGCCTCGGCCGTCGAGGGATTGCCGTCGGGCCAATCGGCGTTGGGCTTGCCGAAGGTGATCGGCTTGATCTTGAGGTCTCGGAACAGCAGTATGCCGACTTGCTTCGGCGAGGCCCAGTTCAAGTCGCCCCATTTGGCGAGCTTCTTTTCGCATTCCTTGATCTTCGCCTTGAGCGTCTTCTCGACTTCGTCCATGCGGGACAGGTCGACGCGAGCGCCCTCGAACTCAGCATCCCTGAAGATGCCGCACAGAGGCATCATAATATCGTAGAAGACCCGTGCGACCTGTGGGTCCTCGGCGAGCCACTTAGCGAGAATGAATTTCAGGCGGCGCGTGTAGTACAGGTCGTGGGCATGGTAGGAGATCAGTCGATCCCGCGGGCCTCGGCCCTGCTTCACTGCGTTATCCACGTCCCAGTTCGGGGCGTTGCACAGTTTCTGAGCGAGCTCCTTCAACCCATGCCGAGAATTCTCGTCAATCATGTAATGCGCAAGGCCGGTGTCGAAGTCTATGTCCCAGGTCACCTTGTGCTGGACGAGCATGAAGAGGGTGTCGAACTTCGCGTAGTGCCCGACGACTATGCAGTCCTTTAGGCGACTGCCTATGGCCTCGAGTCGTTGCCGCGTGAGGGCGAACTCCGACGTTAGCATGATGTATTGGTGACGCCGGGTGCCGAACCCCAGCGAGGTCACCTTGGCGTCATAGCTGCGCGGGTCGGGCGGGTCCTTCTTCCACTTCTTCGGCAGCTTGTCGGGCTGGTACTTCGCCCACGGGTACAGGCCTGTGGTCTCGATGTCGAACGATACAGTACCGACCATATCGTTTAGCATCTGACGGAACGTCTTCTCGTCCGACACTACTCGGATACTGAGGTTGTCCTCCTTGGGCATGCCCCCGCCTTCGACCAACGACTTGAACAAGCGCAGGTCGTTGCGGAAGATCGTGTCGTCCTGGTAGTCGTTGCGCAGGATGAAGGACGGATGGTACGTCGCTAGGTAGGTGATGCCGTCTTTCTCGAAGGGTTTTCCCCGCGCTCGAGTGATGCCCTTCTCGCCGGTGATCGCCTGTAGCGGGACGTTGCCCAGCAGCAGGATGTATTTCGGCTTGACCTTGCGTATCTGGTACTGGAGCCAGTGATTGCACGCGTTGATTTCCCGCTTCGTCGGCGTGCGATTGTCGGGAGGCCTGCAACTGACAGCGTTGGTGATGAAGATGTCTTGGCGAGGCAGGCCGACGTCCTCGAGAACCTCTTCGAGGTACTTGCCCGATCTGCCAACGAACGGCTTACCCGACTCGTCCTCCCTGTGGCCTGGCGCCTCGCCGATCACCATGACAGAGCAGGGCTCGGGCCCCTTGCCGAGCAAACACACGAACTCCGCGCTCTCGTGCAGCTTACACTTGGTGCAGCCCGGGTCCCTGACTAGGCTCATTGATGGGCCTTGAAGACGACAACGAGTAGTCGGAGCGTGCTGTCGTGTATGCCCGGCGACTTACTCTCGCGATTGCCCGCGATGTTGAGGACGCGGGGCCTCACCTCTTCGAGCCACTCAAGCACCTGTCGGCCCGTCATTGGGTGTTGCACCACAAGGCGAGGCTTCTTAAAACCGCGACACAGGTTAGCGGTCAATTTGCTGCCTCCGTCAAGCGGTTCCCGAGCGAAGATCAGCGTAGCGTCGGCGTCGAGTATATTCTCTCGCGTCCTGTCGGGGTACCCGCCTGAGTGCTCTACAAGGCCATACATGCCCAGGATCGTCGGTCGCGGTCCCCGCTCAGTCATCCAACCCCTGGGCGCCCAGCCGCCTGTAGCGATGCCGCATT